TTGCCGTTGGCAAGAATGTCGTACTGGAACGCGAATTATCTTTTGATGAGTTTGCTCAATTTTTACGCAATATAGCTTATGAATGCACTACACATATTCATTTATGCGAGAAGGAATTCGAGAAAGAAGGAGTGCTGAAAAAGTTTCGTGTTTTCTATCAGGTTATGAACGGTATGCCATCAGGAAATCCAGGTACTGCTATTACTAATAGCGTATGTGGTATTTTCATGATGATGTATTGTTATTTCATGATATTTGCTGACGATCCAGAATTGTGCACTGTAGAAATGTTCTTCCGACTCGTATATATGATTACATATGGAGACGACGTATGTGTAAATATACATCCTAGTATTATTGATCGATTTAATCAACGCACGCTAACAGCTATGATGAAACAATGTTTCGACATTGATTTCACTGATGAGCTCAAGACTGGAACTGTAGTAGACTATAGAACTTTGTCTGAGATATCGTTTTTAAAACGTCGATTTGCGTTCAATGAATACTTACAGATGTACGTAGCACCGATGCCCGAAGATGTATTGTTGGATATCTCAAATTGGGTGCGATCGGGATCTGAAGACCCTGCTGTAATTACTGTTAATAACCTTAAGAGTATTATGAGCGAGTTATCTTTCATTTCTCGAGAACGCTTTGATTATTGGAAACCAAAAATACAAGAACAAGCGAGGAAACTTACACAATATACATCTGTTACACCGATTTTCGACACTTATACAGGTTATTTGGATCAATATCGTCTATGCCAATTTCAAGGTGTAGGTGATATGATATAAATGCTTGTACATTGGTCTTTTAGGTATTCAAGACGTTAAAGAAATATCCCATGTTTTGAGCCCGCATGTTAAAGACTCGGAAGGAATTCCCTATGAGCCGGCTCCCGTCATAGGTAATGTGACTCCAGAATAGATGGTTGTATGTTGGCGAACATACCTAAAACGAGCCCATAGTTTTCCCTTTGATATACCAGCAAAGGTTTTCTATGTCCCCTCCAAAAGTGTGAACCCTGAAATTTCGATAAGCATTGTTGTTACAGTAAAGAAATTTTAACGCTACTTTTGGTAAGACCGTACTTATTTAGGTTTACTGCTCAGGATCGGTCGATAGCAGCCCTATCAAAATCCAGTGTAACAACTCGTGTACTCACATTAGGTGATGTGATACATTAAACTAAACCACCTGCGAACTTTCAAGATCAACAAATTACTAAAATCACTCAAGAATTAGTGCAATTTACCAACGAAGGAGAGACTGTAAGTAGTCGCACGTTTGGTATGAAAATACCGATGCGTGATTCCTTACTTATCAACGCCAAAGATGGTAGAGAGCACACAGTTAAAAACTTTTTGGAAAGACCCATAAACCTTAAAAATTTTGAATGGCAAAGTAGTGCTTCCCAATTTTCCGTTATACAAACTTTTGACTTTCCCGACGATTTTTTACAACTTCCCTTATATCAGGAGAAGTTCGATGGCTTCTATGGCTTGCGGGCGGACGTTAAATTCCGTCTTCAAGTCAATGCGCAACCATTTCAAGCTGGGCGTCTTATGCTGGTATGGATTCCGTACTATTCTTACAAAGGAGATTACGGTGTCCATTACTTGCAGGGCACTAAAGCTACTATGGTTGCAGCATCTGGATGTCCTCGTGTGGATCTTGATATATCGCTGAGTACTGAAGTTGAGATATGTCTACCTTATTGCTCCCCCCACTCGCACTTTAATCTTGCGACTGGTGAAGGAACATGGGGTCGGCTAGCTGTGATTGTATATTCCCCTCTAGTAGATCTTTCGTCAACTGGTCACGTAGACTGTACGGCATGGATCAACTTAGAGAATATTGATCTCGCTTTTCCTACTGGAGCTACATTGGTATCTAAGCAATTAGTGCCCTCTGTTTCAGGTATTGTACGCGCAAGCGCTCAAGTAGGTCAAGAAGAGAAGAAAATGGAATCGTATCGATCAATCGCACAGGACGTTTCATCTTTGTCCGGATTTCTCAAGTCAATACCTAGTGTCCCAGTGCTGTCAGAAATCATACAACCTGTAACATGGGCGTGTGATGGCACGGCAGCCTTCCTCAAATTTTTTGGTTATTCAAAATTACAAACGACTAATGTTCCTGAGTTTGTAAAACCTTCTGCTACTCATTTTATGTCTAATTATGATGGCGTTGACATGTCGCACTGTTTGGGACTTGCCTCTGACAATGCAATCGAATTGATGCCTGACATGGTTGGTAATAATATCG